ATAAAAGGCATTAATGGGGTCTTGGTGATCACGCAATTATGAATGTAGGCAAACACTTTGTCCATACATGGAAGTTCTAGGATCATCTTACCGTTTGGCTTTAAAACCCGTTTCCATTCGGTCAATACGTCAAAAACTTCGTATTCGTAGAAATGCTCTAAAACGTGAATGGCGGCAACCGCATCTGCGCTATCTGAGCCAATTTCTAGTTTTTTAAGGTCGCATTTAATGTCGGAAATATCGGAGTGCAAATCGACGTTTATCCAACCGTCCCATTTCTTTTTTCCGCATCCAAGGTTGTACGCAACGTCGTATACGTCTTCCATTTGTCGATTAGTATTTTTGGCGTGTACCACTCCGTCACGAATTTCTGCGCCTTGGAAATAAGTTCGTTCACGTTCTGTTGTTTTGTCCATTCGATACCTTCCTTAATATCACCTAACCAAATTGGAAAATCTTTGAGCGAAGGTTGCGGTTCAGCCACCACAAAACATCCTTGCCTAATTGCCTCAATTGCCCGATTTGGGCTTTTGTATTCTTCCGTCTTTGGAATGATAACAATGTCGGCTCTTGCAAATTCTTCCAACATAGTCTCATGTGACCAAGGAATTGCGCCACCAAAGTTAGAAACCACCCGTAACGGATAGCCTTCTAAGTCGGGCATGATGCGCTCTAAACTGTGTCTGTTTACCGCATGACCATACCATAACAAATTTACTCCGTTGTAATGTGGTTTGGCTTCGGGGTATTCATACGGGTCGGCAATTACCATTGCATCCCGTCCGTGTCCTTTAATAATTTGTGCCATTGCCTCGGTTGGGCAAGTGACCGCATCCGCAAGGCGTAACGCTTCTTTATAGTGAACCCAATCAAAGTGATCATCACAAAAGTCCACAACCACCCATGCGCCCCGTGCTTTAGCCCTTGCCATGTGCATCAACTCATTGGCTTGTGGTTTGGCAAATATTAATGTGTCTGCCGTAAAGTCGTTAAGGGTAGCCCATCCTTCACTCGGAATTTGGGCGCGGTAACGCCAACTTGCGGAAGTCTTGTTGCCCCAATGAATAAACGAGGTGCGCTTGTTCTGCGTTTTATTGTTGTCGATAAGCCCTTGTAACTCAACCGCATTTTGTTCTCGTTTCTTAATAATGGCTTGGATTAACCCATGCCCATAACCCGTGAATGTTGCGTCAGGCAAATAATCGTAGTAAGTCTGAAAATGCTCGGCTTGTAATGCCATCGATGGATTAGCGTAAAACGTCTCCCCATCTTCTTCTATCCGTATCTCATTTAAAACATCGCCGTTTTTTAGACCCGATCCGTTAATTCTTAATTTATCGCCTTGGTTGCATGAATCGTATCCAAATAACGCAAAGTGTCGCCATCCCATAACGTAGAACAACGAAATTGCTCTAAGTCCCGATGTAGTCCCACCACCCACCAACATAACATTTTTAGGGCGGTTTTGACCTTTCATTACATAAGGATGCCAAATCGTGACGTTATAACCCTCTAAATTGTCAAACATAGCCTTGTGGCATTGGCTTGCAATCATGTACTCCACGCCCTTATGAGGGGTGTAAAACGATATTCTGTGTTCTTGTGGGTCAATGGCTAATGCGTAATTAGGGACAACGCCTTGTGTTAATAACCAATCGTGTGCGTCTTTAATAGCAACTATTTTCACACCATCGGCTTGCATCTTTTTAATGACATCTATTTGTGACGCTACGCTTGGCCCACTTGCCACCAACGCAATCGCACCACCCTTGGCTTCATTTTGCTTGGTAATCTGTGGATACCCACGCGCTACCGCATTTTCCATGTGTGTAAACAGAGTCTCATCATCTGCTACGCACTTGCCAACAATTTTAAGGGGTACAAATGTCATTAAAAAGCCCTCTCCCTTATGGGGAGAGAGCGTCCGTTTTTAGACTGGGTTAGAAGTCATCAAACCTGCGTTATTGACAACGCAGAAAGGTGCAGAAGCACTTGTAGCCGATGTGTTAGCCACGATACCTTGGATGTAGCCTGACGACACGGTTGTGTCATCAAGTTTACCCGCAGTCGCGGTTGTGTACAAAGGCACTTTTGGTTGGCAAGCAATCAACAAGTTAACTTTAAGCACACCGTTCAAGCCAATCCAACCGTAGTAGGAAGAAGCAATAGCGTTTTGTGCAAAGCCAACCATGTTGTAGCCCAAAGCCGCCGCATTTGTGGTTGTTACGGGTACGGCACGAAGAACGGGCGTTATTGACGCGCTATCTCCGTATGTACTCATAATAACCGCATCGTAGGCGGCAATGTCGCTTTCAGCACGGGCAAAAATGTATGTACCATTATTGCTAGTGTTGACGCGAGTGCCAGGCGTAACGGGGAAAAGTGTGGTTGAACCAGCCGATGTTGACGCATAAGTAGCCGTAAAGTCAACGCCGATTTTACCGTCTGTGACGTAATCTGCCATTTTATATGCTCCTTATTCAGTCATGATGCCTTGGAACTGAAGGCCGCTAGCCGTCATGTTCCCTGCCCACCCAATCAAGCGCACGATGGCATCTTGGTTGGTTGACATACGCTCATCACCAATCGGAACAAAGTTACGATTTGCGTGAGGACGGAAGAAAATATACTTCGTGTTGAGGAAGTAGCCTGTGGATGCGGGGATATTTCCACCGATACCACCGTCTAAAACCACATCAGCGTTCATATATTTGGATGCAACGAAACCTAACTCAGCCATCTTGGATGAGCCTGGGAAACGCTGAATGTTTTGCAAGCTACTCATAAAGAAGCCCCAAAAGTTGTTATCCAACAAAATCAAATCAACTACGTCTGATCCGCGACTTGTCTTGGCATACAAACGGTTGAAACCTGTCTGAATGTTAGAACTAGAAGCAGATGAGCCTATGTCGGTTGAAAAGTCAAAAGTTTGGTTTTGCCAAAATGACCATGTAGCACGATCAATACCACCGACCACGCCTGTGGATGGGGAAGCAACAACCATTGCTTGTAGACCCGTGATTTGCTTACCATTGTTGCCTGTTCCGTCAGAGTAGATACCCGTAGAAATCAAGTTTTCAATAGAAGCCTCTGCTACGTCTAAACGTGCGTCAAACAAATCAATGATCTGTTCTTCGCCGCTATTTTGTAGCATTTCAAGTCCGTTAATGGTGACTGCAACCGCCGCTTGTTTAATCGGGAACTGAGCCGCACTAATCACATCTGCGGGAGATATGTTTAGAACTTCAGCACCCGAATAATACATAGCGGTTGAATTGGCTTGGAATGACAACTCTTGAAGAATTGTTGATCCACCCGTGAAAGGCTTGTAACGGCCTTTCTCTCTCAGACGAGTTAACAACGCATTGTTTTTGGTCACGTTATCGGCAACGATGCCCGAACGTGATTCAATGGTTGTCGCTAAAACGTCGGAGTAGTTCGAATTGGCGTATGCCATAAGAATCCCCTTTTTTAAAAGTTTGACCGTAAGGCGTTTGCAATGATAGCCCGACGGTCTGTTTGGTTAGCGGTGTTCATGCTTGGCGCGGGTGCACCACGAACTTGAACTGCCGCCGCTTTTGCTCTCTGCGCTTGATTCTGTGCTTGCATGGATTGTTGCTGTTGAGCATATATCGATTGTGCAATCTGTGGATCAAGTCTGATAGCGGTGTCGTATGCCAGTTGCAATTTCTCGCGTTCTGACATATTTGAGGTGTCCCCTAAGATGTTCGGTGCTTGGAGAAGCGATAACATCCTATCTGTGACGGCCTCGAAATGTACGTTTACGGGGTCAGCCGCAAACTGTTGAATGACCGAGAGTGCCCGACCTTCATTCTGCTTTTGCGCTTGGTACTGTTGCTGAGTGATGTGCTGAGTCAACTGTTGTACTTGTTGCGCTAATTGATTGTAATGATTATCTTGTGGTTGTGGGGCTTCGTTGTTAAAGTACGCCGAAACCTGATCTAACGGAATCTGAAATTGCTGAATCATCTGCGCCACCGCTTGAGATTTCTGTTGCGGTGTGCCTGTACGAAGTAACGCCGCCGTTTGAAGCAATGGCCCAATCGCCGTTGCAGGAGTAGCGCCCTCGTTCTTTAAAATCCATTCGTAAGGTGCAAATTGCTCAGTAATTGCTTTTGCGTCCGCGTCTCTTTGTTTATAAGAGTTAATCCCGCGCTCAAAGTCTGCCTCTCGTTGGGCAATCGCTTGTCTAAGTTCGGGCGGTGCTTTCTCCCAATGTGCTTTCATCTCTAATTTAAGAGATTTGGGCATATCAACCGCTTGGGTTGGTTCTACTTTTGAGTCTTTGGGGGTTGGGAACTTAGCGGCTCGTTGTTCCCGCTTTTGTGGCTTAGTTTCGTCTTTAGAATCTTTGTTTGCCAATGCCTCTCGTATCGTATCGGCACGGGTCTTGGGTTCTTCTGTCGGTTTTTCAACCGCTTCTATTGGTGTTTCAACCGTCTCAGAAGTTTGTGTATCAAGGGGTAGGGATTGTTGCGTGTCGGGTGCGACAACTTCATTTTCCATTTATCTCATCCTTTTCATTTGGTCTAATGTCATCTTAATCATCTCTTTACGTTCAGGCATTGGACGGTTGTGTAACCGATTAGCCATCTCCACGTTCAAATTGCTCATCTTGGTTGGGTTGATAGGTGCGCTTGGTCGGTCAAACTCTTGTGTCACCGCTACTTGCCCCCTCAATCGATCAATATGTGCTGATTTCTTCTTGTTCCATTGTTCTTGAGCATACTTAACATCCGAATGACCCATCTCGATTGAGTCGGTCTTCTTCAAATGTTCACGCCATTGCGCTCTGCCCTCAATCATTACCCCGTCAGGGCTTCTAAACGGCTCTATGTCGCCACGAATCATGTACTCTGATGCCTCACCCCTACCATTGCTTTCGTAAGGTTCTGAGCCGTCTGATGGGAATATCCACGTTGTTCTCAAATTAACTCCAAAATTCTTGCTATGTCGTTTTCTTCACGTTGGAATTTAACCTTGCGATCAATATCCGCAATCTTAAGCATTAACGCATCATAATCAATAACCGTTTGGCTTGCAACATTTATTGTTTGAGTGGGTGCGCTTGTGATTTCTTCCCTTGCTTCGGGTGGTAGTCCAAACAACGCTTCTTTTAACTTTTCCTTACGTTGTGCCTCAAGACTTAACTCCTCATCCCATTTCTTTTTACGCCCTTTTTCGTCAAATCCAAAGTGACCGCCAATGACCGCCTCAGTAATGGGCGTGATGGTGCTTTCTATTGTCGCAAAGGGTAATTCTGCAAATGCACCGTATCCAAACATTTAATTTCCTCAAAAAAACATCAAAAAGTTGCCATTGTTACGGGTTAGAAAGTTCCACCCCGTATTATTACCGCTATTGGTCGAGCTGTATGCGTTCCATGTTCCACCCGTAGCCGTTGAGTCTTGGATGTTTAAATAGTCTACATCTGTAATACCGCTTGCTTTTGTGATTGTCCTTGCCGTTGCTGGCGTATTACTGTTTAAAACGACTAGGTTTCCTGCCGTTCCGTTGACGTTGAAATTGGTAACTGTAAATGCGGTTGTACAAGAATTGGTAATTGTGCAGGGGGAAACTGTGTTGTTTAAGGTTGTACATCTTCCTGCGGTTGTAGTGCTTGTAGAATTCCCTAAATAAAGCGTTCCACCTAACCCTGACATAGTAATTGTGCCATATAAATTACCAGTTCCAGCCGCACCACCAACAAAAACAGCCGAACTTGTTGTTGTAAAAACAATAGTTGAGTTTGCTACATCGTAAGTTGTTCCTGAATTAGAGCCAAGAAACCCTGATGTACTTGTGCCGCCAGTTATTGTTACAGTAGATGTTCCAAGTGTTAGTGTTTTTGTGTTTGAATTACTAAAGTTAAATGTTCCGCAAGTAATTGTTTTTGTATTTGAATCAAAAGAACCATTGGTTAGCGTAATAGCCCTGCTAGTTCCAACTGTTAAAGCGTCCTGCAATTGCCATGAACCACCTACTCCGTTAAATGTAATAGGAAAATCAAGTGTATTACTATTAGTAGTTATTGTTCTTACTGTTGCATTTGTTGAGGCAAAGGTAGTTACACTAGCACCAGCCGATAATGTCATGCCCGATTTAAGAGTTAAATTTCCGTAAAGAGTTCTAGTCCCGTTGGTTAAATTTCCTGTGTATGTTCCAGCAAAAGTTAAATTTTTAACAGAGCCAGATACACCAATCGCATTAGAGGCGGCATTGTTAATGGTAAAACTAATTGAATTGGCTTCTGTAACAGATGCTGGCAATAAAGTTAATGTTCCTGTACCAGTAATATTAATTAATGGCGTACCCGTTACAGAATGAGTAGTTGCCCCTGTAAATACGCCAGTACCACTACCCGCACACGTTATACTATTAGTACCAAACGCCAATGTCCCCGTAAATCCTGTCATTGTCAGGGTTGAGCAAATAGCCGTACCCGACCCAATTGTTACAGTATTAGCACCTGATGAGGCATCAAAGAAAACAGTATCCGAAGATGTAGGAACGGCTTGACCACCAAGACCACCCGATGTTAATGCCCATTTGAGTAAAGCAGTACCATCCCATGTAGCCGCACCGCCAACCCAATATCTTGCCGCCATTACTCAGCAGGGATGGGGTTTCCATCCTCGTCATGTAGAACCTCACCATCCTCACCACGCATATAGTTTGGTGGTGGTTGAGTAATCGCCTTTACCCAATTTTCAAACCTTGTTTGCTTCATTGTTTCCAACTCGGCATCGGTAAAAGTATGGTCATCGGGTAGGTTTAACGCATCACGAAAAACGATTGAGTTGTATGAATTTTCAAAAATGATTTGCATGATCAAGCCTGTGTAGTTACTGCAATAACATCCCAACGAGTGTTAAATGCGTTGTAAATAACACCCACATACGTTGTTTTGCTTGCCGTTGTGGTTGTGGGCAAAGTAACCCCAATAACTGTGTATGTGGCATCCCAAGTTAATGCCCTTGGTGTTCCATTATCAAGCAATCTAAATATTAATTTGTCGCCATTGGTGGGTGTTCCCGTAGGGGCGTTAATTGTTAATGCTGATGCCAATGCAGTATAAGCATAAATATCAGCACTAGCAACGCTTGGTGTAAGTGATGTAGCCGTTGTTGCCGTTACGTCTCTTGGGTCTATGCGTGTAGATGCAATCGTGCCACCCGTAACCGCCACGCTTGGGATTGTTACCACACCCGTAGTTTGAATTGTCATTGCGTCCGATGTGTTGACCGCACCATTAACAATAAAACTAATCTTTTGACTATCCCATGATCCAAGAACTAAAGGCCCACCAAAGGATTCCACAAAACTTGCCAATGGCGTAGAAAACCCGTTATTTGGAAACCCTGCCGCCGTATAACTGTAATTGGCGTTGTTAATTCCAAGTTCGCCATAAGCCGTATGACCACCATCATTGACCGCATAACTCGCATAACTTGTGTTGCTTGCACTTGTGTTTTGCAGGCTTGTGTATAAATATAACGGCTCGCTTGCCGTAAACCCCGCTATAACGCCCGTATCCGTGTGCGCCGTAGCATCTCCAACATTTAACGATCCAACATTGGTTGTGCCCGATGCGTAAGGAATCAATACACGATTATTGGCATCTTGATTAACCGACTTTTCAGACGGGTAAGTTACAAATACATCTTTTGATCCTGCGCTAAAGTTAACCTTTGATGTGCCGTTAGATGACGCATAAACCGTGTCTCTTGATAGCGTTCCACCGTAATACGTCCCAATTCCAACTTCCCATTCAGTCCCACGGTTAATCGTGTAATACGTTGTGTTGTTGTTGCCAATGACGCTAAACGACTGAAACCCTTGAACCGCACCACCCAAAGTAATAGTGCCCGTTCCTGTCGTTTGAGTCGTCTCCCGAACCCTATCGGCTAAAACTAAACTCATTGGATTGTCTCCACCCCAATAACCATGCCGTCTGCGCCTCTAACAACCTTTTTCGGTGCGCCCAATTTCTTGACCGCCTCACCAATGCCTTGCATTGCTTGACCGTGCATATTTGCCATGTTGTCTGCCAATTGCGCCATTTGTTGAACCGCCATCTGTACGTTCATGCCCAACTCTTGCGTGACTTTTTCAGCCGCCGCTTGTTGTGCTTCCATAAGTGGCAAATCAACGCCTGGGTTCGCCCCAATCCGTGCCACCAAGACTTTGGTCGCCGCATCCAACTCCGCTTTCCAACGCTCGTATTCCTCACGCCCTTGCATCTCTCTTGCCTTGACTTGAAGCTCTTGATTAGCCATCGCTTGTGCGAATTGCTCCTTCATTTGCTCAAGTTGCATTTGCGCTTGCGTTTCAGCCTGTTGCATCTGCATCTCTAATTGCGCCTTGGTTTGCTCAATCTGTCCTTGCGCTTGTACCTTCATCTGCTCGGTCTGCGCTTGGGCTTGCATCCGCATTTGCTCGGCTTGTTGCTCGGCTTGGAGTTTCATCATCTCAGGGTTTGGCGGTGGTTGCTGTTGCATCTGTTTGGCTTTGTCTTCCAATGCCTTCATGCTTTTTTCAATTGCGCCCTCTAATCCCCGACCCGCACGGTATCTGCGTACCAAGAATAACAACATCTCGCTCATCATTGGCAACATTTCAGGTGCGCCTTGCATCATCGGTAATGATGCTTCCAAGAACCCACCAATTGCGCTAACCGCTTCTTGTGCGTTTTGTTTTTCAGCCTGCTCGTCAATCTGCGCTAATGAGTCTGCCTCGACTTGAATGTGGAAATCCCGAATCGTGCTGTTTGACAACATCTGAATCGCGGCTTGCAACAATTGTGGGTCTTGACCTTCGGGTGTGTTCATTACCCCCGACATCTCCACAATCAACTCAGGCGGATAAAACTTACATACAATCTGCGCCTTCATTCTGAATAAATCAGTTGCAAAACGCGCTACATCGCCCTGAGAGGCTCTTAATCTGAGTGATCCAAAGTTAGCCTTTAACTGTTGTGCGCCAAGCGTCTCTTGAGCATTAGAAGCACCCCGTAGGATGTCCGATATGCCCATGATTTCGTAGATCGATTGCTTGACAACTTCTCTTGATGCGTAAAGTTGTTGTAAGGTCTTGATGATGGCACTTGTGTCCATCATGTCTATTGCGCCTTTTAGACCGCCCTTCTCGCTCATTGCCGCCCATGCGGTAACGGGGAATAACTTGTTGTCCACCCCTTCGCTAAACATTCGCCCTAATTCTTTAAACTCGGCATTGAAAACGCCCACCGCTTTGCAGGCTTTCACCAATAGGTAAATGCGCTGTGTAAGGTTGTCTAATTCTTGGGCTTGGTCTTCATATTCGCAGTAGTCTGGTACTGGAATCATTGACCCATTGGTTGTAGTCGCCAATAATGGCTTGGGACACGGGAAGAATTCCTCTAATTCCAATGGGTCGTCACGCTCATCAAGTGCTTGCGGATAACCCTTGGCAATCCAACACACTTTCTTTGTCCGCTTGTTCCATATTTCCGCAACTTTGGCTTTTTTGCCGTATGCGGATTTAGCCGTCATTGGGTTCTTTGAGTCCACATCGTCGGCTTGGGCTTGCATGGGGACGTTCTTAAACACATCACCAAATCGCTCAATACCCTCGTCCTTGGTCATGTAGACCCACCGCGCTACCCACCATACTTCTTCCCAATGTCGGGCAGGTGAGTGAATAAAGTCTTGCCAATAAACATAATCCACGGGGCTATGTGCTGAGTCAACACGCTCGATTTCCTCAACATCCGTGATCTGTGCGCCTTCTTCCGTGCCTTCCATTGTCGGCATCATTGGCTCAGGTGTTTCGCTAACAATCACGGGTTCGTATCTCAACCACGCCGTACCACGACCAGGCAACAATCTATCCTCTACCACCCCACGCATAGCACCATCAAAGTCGCTAAATTGCGTAACCTCATACTCAACCACTCGCTCAAGCATCGTACACGCCATGCGCCCAACGGGGTCTTGATCCATGTATCTACGGGATACTTCGGGCTTGGCTTGTCTGCCGTAAAGAGCAGGGAATAGAACGCTAATGTTTGACCAAAGGATGTTAAATTTCATCCTCGGCATCTCTATTGCATCGCGCTCATCCCGATAACGACGTACTACCTTTTGCCCACGCTTTTCCCACTTGTCAAAGACTTTGGTCGCGTGTTCAATTTGGTCGTGCCAATACGGGCCTGGGTCGTCGCCCTCATAAGCTCCTGTATCTTCGTAAGCCATTAGTTACCTGCGGCAAAGAAGAACGTCACATCAAGCCCTGTGCCCGCAATCGTTGCGTATAGGCTTGAGCCAATGTTGGCAGGGAAACGGTGAAACCCAATGGCGGGGGTAATTGTTCCGCACAAAACCGTACCGCCACTCCCACCATCACGAAGCACTAAAGTGCCTGCGGTTGTGTTGTTCACATAGAACCCGATCAACTGGCAAGGGCCTGTGCTAACTGCGCCCGTTGCTGTGATGTTCTTAGCACCACCGACTTCTGCTACTGGTTGGCTCATATACGTTCCTCTTTATGTGTCTGTTCAAAATCCCAAAGTTCATCCAAAGTGATTGTCTGCAATGTCCGCCCTTTTGGTGGTGGCTCGTCGGCTTTGTTTTCTCGATAAGCAACCGCCAACATCCGAAAAGCGTCCGCAGGGTGTGAACACCAATCATGCCTCGGCGTTTGACGAAATGATTTCTTGTCCTCGTCGTACTCTCGTTGATACTGTCTGAGTGCCTCTAACCCCTCATCACAAATGGGATCAAAATAACACTTAGGTAGAATCATTCTAACCGCTTGGATGCCATCTTGCACACCAATTTCGGGCACTATTGATAATTTATTCATGCCACCCAAATGTACCGCCAATTGCTCAACAATGCTCTTTCCACCGCTTGCTAATGTTTTGGCTCTTGCGTCATGCGGTAGGTAATGCTTGGTGTACCGATAACCCTTGTCAATCACCACCTTGGCTATTTCCTCGATGGATGCGCCTGAGACGGCATAGTAATCAAGAACGTGTATCTCACCTCTTACCACCTGATAGAACCAAATCGCGGTATCGTCTCGATAACCCAAGTCCCATGCTGTCATTACATCTGCGTCGGGGTCAAATTTTAAATCCCGTATGCGCCCCTCATCTTGCGCCAGCCTCATTTCCTGTCCATAGTAAGCCCCCATGATGGCGGCATCGAATGAACACTCGAATTCAGAATCGTATTGATCGGTGCTTAATTGATCACGCGCCGCCTTCAACTCCGATTCAGGCAATATCTTGCTTACGCTTGCGGGTAATCTTAAAAGAAACCAATCAGGCGTTGTCTGACTAACTTTGTAAACCGCATGAAAGTTGTTGCGCCCTTTCGGAGTGCCCCCAAACACGCACCACCCCATAGTGCTAGATAACGTAGGTCTAATGACTGAGCCGTACACGCTTGGCTTGTAATCAGCGTATTCATCCAAGTACACCCCATTGAATCCCAAGCCACGGATAGCATTGGCATTATCCGCACCAAACAATGTAATCTTTGCCCCGTTGATCAACTCAACCATCAATTCCGATTCGTTGGTCGATTTGGTCACATTTGCGCTGTAAAATTTTAAATAATCCCATGCCACGGCTTTAGCTTGGCTACGGTAGGGGGCAACGTAAGCATAGTTTGACCCACGCCCACCTTTCAATAATGCTCGTTTGATCAAGTCATTGATTGCGCTAACCGTTTTCCCTGCTCGCCTATGACAAACCAAAACCGCCCATCGCTCCGTCCTTTGGTGAAAAGGCATAAACGCACTCCTTGGCGCGTAAGGAATGATTATTTCTCGTTTGCCCATTTAATTACCATCTCTATTGCCCCTTGGTCAGCACCCGTTAACTCAGTCCTTGCTAACTTAGGTACATGGTATTCCACTACGCTTTGAAACATCTCAAACGCTTTAGCAGGGTTTGGCTTTATATCGTGCTTAGGATCGCCCTGAGCAACGCTTGTCAGCCAATACTCTAGTCGGTGTGCATTGTTGTCAACAAACATCGCTATGGCCTCTCTAGCCTCTTGTGTGACCTTATTGCGTGTGCCTGCCACTCGCCCGCCCGCTTTTTTTCTACTTTTAACTACTTTAGTTTCTGACATAAGTATTTAGTGTTCTTTTAACGATCTTGTCGTTCAAGGATTTTAATATTCTTCTCTTCGCCTGGGAACATTACATAGTTGTATGTTTGCTTGGGTGCAATCATCTTTCCTTCTGGGTTTTTTTGCAAAAACTCTTGTGCGCCTGCTTCAGAGTTAAAAATGTTTTGCCCCCCTTTTGGGCTTTCAATTATCCACTCAGGTTGTCTTCTAGAAAAGTTGTCCAAGTATTTGATGCCTGGCACACCTTGTTGTCTTAAAAACTCTGATGCGTCCACTTTAGGATTAGCACTTCCTAAGCGTTCAAATTCCTTGGTAAGTTCAACATATAAATGCGCCCCACTTGTACCAGTAGAGCCACTTCCAAACTTTTCTAATGCAGCAGAACTAACTTTTTGTCTAATCTCTTCTGGGACGGGGTAATACCAATCAAGCATTTGGGGTATTTTTTCGTCTGGCAAATCTGCTTTATATAAATAACCAGAACCCGTTTTAGTTTTTGCGCCTGCTTGTTCCCATTGGGCTAATGTCTTTAATGCGTCTTGCACATCAGGGCCTTCACCAAATTTTGTTATTTGGTTTGCCGCAAATGCGTATGGGTTTGAACTTTGAACTTGAAATGCGTAATCTAATGCGTCTGCGGCCCTAGACTCTCCAGTTACTTTTCTTTTTGGCAATTCTTTATATAAAGTGTTTCCAGATGAATCGACAATTTCAGTTCTGGCGGTGGTTTTTACATATTCTTCGCCAGTTTTTATGTTTCCGCCTGTGTAAATACCATGCCCATAGGCTTGTGCGCCCTCTCCTGTGCCAATCTTGGACGCATCAAATTCACCCAATGGGTTGCGCTCAGTCGGTGGGAATTGGTGTGGTGTGCCGTGGTAAACATCAAGCATTTTTGGTTTCATTGCCGTAGGAATTACGTTAGCCAATGAACCCTCATTGCCGTACATCCCACGGGCTAACTCGTTGCCTAACAAACTTACTACGGGTTTGCCTGCTTTAATTATTGTTCTTGGGTCTAAAGGTACTAATGCCCCCATTTCGTTGGCTACGCGCCCCGTTTGGGTTGTTGGTGCTAATGGTAATGTTTTTAGGTAATGTTCCGACCCATAAGGCAATTGTTTGGTTGGTTCGTATTGCATATCCCCAAATGTTTCGGTTGGCATTGGGCTTCGACCCGCCATGTTCAGCAAATCAGGAATTGCACCAAGCAACCCCGCAACTCGACCTCTCAATATGTCCACGGGAATGTTCTTAGCCGCCTCAACATCTTGGGTCTTACGTCTGCTACCCATTTGAGGAAACACCCCAAACGCCGCGCCTTCAGACGCTAACGCTTGTGCTAAGTCATCATAGTTAGGCATTTGCCAACGCCTTTGCTAATGCTTGCTTCTTGTCCGCATTGGCATAGTCTTGGGCTACCTTTTGGGGAATCCCTGCTTCCTTGGCAAATTTGGGGTTGTGTGCGGCGGCTCGCATAAAGTCCGCTTGCTTTTTTGATGTACTAGGCAAGTTCCTTCTCCTTTATGTTTACCAATCCGTCCAACATTCGGCTTTTAGTGTTAAACCATTGTTGAGCATAATCGCAATACTTGTAATGAGTGAATTCGGGTATCCCCAAAGTGTAATGCGCTATTTTGGCATTTGGGTTGTCTTGCTCACCCACCAATACATTCCATTCCTTTGGCAAGTCCCCAATCAGTTTCTCAGGCAACCAACTAAATCGATGTAACTCACTTCCCGCATGATCGTCCACATAATCAGGTGTCAAACATCGGTTTGCAGGATGCTCACAGTTCCACAATATCATGCTCGACCAATTTTTTCTTGGGTAATCCTCGTTCTTGGCTTCCATTTTAGTACCAATGTACTTCTTTTTGTGCTTGGTCTTGTATTCATGTTTTACAACTTGCACCGCTTTGGTCGGGTCAAATAACTTGTGTAACTCAGCAATGTTTGTCAGCATCAACATATCCGATGCGTCCATAAATATCGCCCGACCCTTAAATCCTGTGAAATACGGCACTAAGAATCTTTGGTAAATAAAAGCATTAGTTCCGTCTCGCTGTTTACCATAAAACGGGGTAATCGCTACGGGTTCAGTTGTGTGCTCAATCACACTTTGGCAAAATACATGGTATCCCACGCTTTCCCGCGGGTCGTATCCTGCAAATATGCGAATCATTCTAAACTTAACCTATAAAGCGTTGAGTCAATCAATTGGGCAATCTCATCAATAATGTTCTGTAATTGGGTTTCGTCAGGCATTGATTTTCTGTTCTTGTCCACAAAATCCCTCATATCCGTTATGTATTTAATGGGGTCTTTGGCGTTGTGAAAATTCTCAGGATAGTTCTTAATCCGAGTTGCGTAGCACCCTTGATAGGCTTCGGCAAACTGATCCACCAAGTCAATAATTTGGGTGTAATAGTCGCCAAGTGCCAAATGAACGCCCAAATCTTTCGTTTGTAAGTGCATAAAATGGGTTACTGTGCCACTATGCAGTAATGTTGCCACAAAATCGGCAATATCATCGTTGTTGTAAGCCATAATTTTTCCTTTCAAGTAATTGTAATGTTTGGCACGGGGATGTCAATTGGCCATTGGTCATTTAACCTAAGTATGTGAACCGTCCTCAAATGCGCCCTCTCCCACAACTCCCGTCTTTGCGCTTTCGTTAATTTATTCCCCGCATCGATGTCGTGGTGGCACGTTTGGCACAAAGCGGCAATATATTCGTCCGATGCCTTGATTCCACGCCCCTTACCCCCGTGCCAATTAGAGTGCGCCGCTTGGGTTGGTGTCGATCCGCAGTTTTGGCAACTCAATTCCGTCACCAATTTTAGCAACTTTGGGCTTCGGTGATATTTCTGCTTCAAGTATTGCATAAGTATGTTCTGCCTCTAACGCTCGGTGTAACCATGATGTTTGACCCGTCTCAAGATATTGGCTTTTTAGGTAATTTATTCTTTCTTGGTTCATTTTTTCCAATTATTGTTTCTATTGTAGAAAATCGATGTTGATTGGCGCACTCTAAACGCCGCCGCCGTGTGTTTTGTGTAGAGGTTCTAGTTTCTTTAACAAAACAATATGTCCCACATTCGGGGCATTTCACGATTCCGACTCAAACGCACGAAATTTAACACCTTGCTGAGTGCCAAACGCCGTCGATAACTCAATTAACTCGTTCATTTCAGCCACGGTCATCTTGCTTGTTCTTGCCCCAATCACCACAAATCCGCCTTCCAAGCCTGGCACAACTTTTTGGCTTTTAAGCGCGGCGGTTAGCACATCCTTCCATTCTTCCTTGTGTAATTTTTGCCCATACCAAACGACTTGTTGGGCAATGTCTTCAAGATTTGCCCACATAAGACGGTTTTGTTCTAACGACCTCATATTTCTTGCACCATAACATCCACCCCCGCCTCAGCGTTATAAACCTTGGTTACATGAGCGTCCACCACTTGCGTGTCATCATCAAAAACAATCCCATTCATGCCATCACAAACCGATTTTGCAACATTATCCCAATCAGGCTTCTTTGTTGGGCGTTCCAAGCCACTTAAACAGTCCTCTGTGCGCTTTTTGGAGTACGACTTAGGCACACCCACACGGATGTGAATATAAACGCCTACGGGTCGTTTTATTGGCTCGGTGCTTCCCATTGCTTTTAACGCATAAAACCGAATTTGGTCTTCGTAACTTGCGGTTTTAGCATCGGTGTAAGTTTTGACAAAATTGCCTTGTCGGGCAAAGCGTGGTCTACCTTTTCCCCGTGGCTCGCCTGGGATTGTGAACATCATTTGAAACATTCTTAATCCTTTCTAAAAACTGGGATTTGATACCCCGAAAAAGTTCCGTTTGATCTAGTTCCTTGATACGATGCCACACATATTCTTTCGCCCCACTGAATTGAGCCATCCAAATCAAGTGGTCTAATTGGCTCAACATCGATGTCTCCCGTGAGATAAAGGGCGTAATCGACAACGCTTTTGGGGTAGTGGATGCCGCATTTGAGTCGGTCAAGGATGGTAATGGCTTGTTCATGGGTCATACCAACTCCAATGAAAGTTGACTTATTCTTTTATCTTGCAAGGGTTTGTAATCTGGATTGAGTTCACATCCAAGGTACTGGCGACCAAGGTTTTGTGCCACTTGTGCTGTTGTTCCACTTCCCATAAAAGGGTCAAGCACTATACCGCCAACTGGTGCGCCAGCAAGTATGCAAGGTTCAATTAAATCAGTAGGAAACACGGCAAAATGTGCGCCTTCATAGGGTTTTGTGTTTACCGTCCAAACACTTCGTTTGTTTTTAGTTTCGTAATGATTGGTTGTTAATCCATTCATACGAGTTCTACCAGGTGTATTGTTTAATCGAGATTCATCTCTGTTTCTGTCGCTGTTATCAGTAGTATGTGCTTCTTCTTTAATTGCGTCATGGTCGTAATAATACTTTTGCGATTTACTCATCAAAAAAATATATTCATGCGCTTTGGTGCATCTATCCGTCACGCTTTCAGGCATAGGGTTAGGTTTATTCCAAATAATATCTTGTCTTAAATTCCATCCCCAATCTTGTAAAGCCAAAGCCACGCGCCAAGGTATGCCTAATAAATTTTTAGGTCTAAATCCTTGCACTTTCCATGTTCCAAAAACTTCGCCTGTAATTGAACCTTTATTGCCTTGTTGGATACTTCCTTCTTGACCACCGCCACGACCACCCGCAGAATATGAATCACCAAGGTTTAGCCAAAGTGTGCCGTCATCTTCCAACACATCCCAAACACAAGCAAAAACTTCAACCATGTTGGCAACATATTGTTCGGGGGATTCTTCAAGTCCTATTTGCCCATTATGCCCATAATCCCGTAATCCATAATAAGGCGGGCTTGTTACGCAAGTTTGTGCTTTGATGCCCTGTTCTTTCCACTTACGCATTGTTTCTCGACAATCGCCAAATTCTATTTTGTTCATGCTCTGCCCCTTAATTGCGCCAACCGTAGCCGCACTTCTTCAGGCATAGGAACGGCTTTTTTTGTTTCTTCTTCTAATCTTGTTAACTCAGGATCACGATCAGGTTTAACCACTAAATCAGGTATATCAGCCCCGTCCCATCTTTGTTGATTAAGGTAAACAAGGGGCGCAGGGATAAATGCGCCATTTCCTTTTAACCATTGTTCCGTAGTTTTCATCCACTCTATATGTTTGACAATTTGATCAGCTTGGTTTTCGCAATAATACTTAACCCACTTTTTTTGACATTCACTCTTTGCCCCCTTACGTGGAGTCTTTGGGTAACAATTCCAAAACCTATCAAAACCTGATTCAAACATCGTTTATCTCCCTTGTATTCAATAATGCTTTTTGGTGAAGGTTTGAGCAAAGCATAGCCTTACCGTGTTCATAAACAAAGTTCGCTCTATGCTTTAAATGTCTGCTTTTCGGAGCCAGGTCATCGCATCGCATTACTTCAGACTGTTTCAACCACCACGCTCTAAAGATTCGCCCACGTTCCCCACTTTGGTTTGCTCGTGTTATGGGGTATCTCAGACACAACCACCGACGTACCGCATTGTGTTGTCCAAAAGCAAAAACCCCGCAAGATGCTCTGTGGTCTTGGCTCTTGGCGAGAGCAACAGCAAGACGATTGAACAGAAGGTCAAAAGACTCGCTTGCCGTACGACAAGACCACACAGTACCCTGCGGGGTTAATTTCTTCTGTTCATCGTCTAAATGCCACTCTAGACGGTTTTTAGTATATATCATTTTTTCTGATTTTTAAACCATTCGGGTCGAAGTTTCAACAAATCATACAAACGCCCCTTTGGAACGTGTTTCCATTGATGGACGGACGCACGGGTTATTCCCAAGATTCGGGCTAGCTCACTCTGTGAGCCTGCGAGTTTGCATAATTCTTCTTTAGTCATGCGTATAGTTTACTCGACAAAGGATAAAAAGCAACATTAGGGAAACTCCCTATAAAATAAATTAAATAATTGTTTACATCCGTATAGAAACCTATACAATAACCCCCATGCCGTAGCACAATGCAAGCGGTCTTTAAGGAGTTAGTATGAACATTACGAACAGTTGGTACTCAGTTAACCAAGCTATAAAAGAGGCAGAACGCCTAAAACAAAAAAGCATTTCCGAAATGCAATATCACAACTACATAGTGGTGCGTGATGAAGACAATTATGTTGTCCAGATGTTTAGTTATCTTGCCCGTGACACAGCGATCAAAAGCGGCAACTTGTTGTACTTAACTCGCTAGGAGTTAGCATGAAACACACCTATTACCCCCCCATTGATGGTCCACACAAGCCCAAACGCACGTTTAACCGTGTGCTTGCCGTTGTCACCATTGTGGCAATTATCGTCATTATTTTAGATTTGACAGTTTGGAGACCGCTATGAACCAAGCCGACAAAATCATTGCGGATTGCCAACAAAAGAGCAACGAATATCTTGCTCCAGAATTTAAAAACTTTTACCACATTGGTCAACTTCAACATCACATCATTGAGTTATGCCAAGAAATCGACATCTTAAAAGACCACATCAAAGACATGACAACAACCCTTGAAAGCATCGAATTATGAAACAAATTAGTACCGCTTTGGTTAAGGCTCAAATTGCCTTTCAACCAGCTCTAAAGAACTCTGTTAACCCTCATTTCCGTTCTAAGTATGTAGACCTTGCCTCATGCGTGGAATCGGTCATATCGGCTTTAAACGCAAACGGAATATTCTTATTTCAAACCACATCCGAACACCCTGACGGCATTGTGTGTGAAACAAGTTTTTTGCACGAATCGGGTGAACGATTGGATTGTGGTAAGTTATTCTTTCCCGCACCAAAACACGACCCTCAAGGGTTTATGTCGTGCTTGACTTACATTCGTCGTGCATCTTTGATGGCGGCTACGGGTCAAGCCCCCGAAGATGACGACGGTAACGCCGCATCCCGTAAGGTAGACCTTAAAGTACACCCAAAGGTTAACCTTGAGGATCACCTTGCCGCTATTGAGGGGTCTGCCAATTCTGACGAATTAACCAAGGTCTACAAAATAGCGCATGACGCTTGCATGGGCGACCAAGCACTAATTGGTCAAATTATTGCCGCTAAAAAGAAACGTATTGAAAAAGCAAAAAAGGAGCAAGCAAATGGATGAGCAACGCACGGAAGAATGGTTTAAGCAACGCCTGGGCAAAGTGACGGCTTCCCGCGTAGCCGATGTAATGGCACGAACAAAAACGGGTTATTCCGCAAGTCGGGACGCATACATGACCCAATTAGTCCTAGAAGTGGTAACGAATCAAAAAGCCGATTCTTTTACCAACTCTGCAATGGAGTGGGGCACGGCTCAAGAACCCTTTGCTAGAAGTGCGTATGAGGCGCGTGAGGGCGTTTTGGTTGAGGAAGTGGGGTTTGTACCCCATCCAACGATTGAACGCGCAGGGGCGAGTCCTGACGGCTATGTGGGGTTGTTTGGCGGCATTGAAGTGAAATGCCCGAATAGCAATACCATGATGGAAACAATTTTAACGGGTAACGTGCCAAACAAATATTTTATTCAAATGCAGATGCAAATGGCCTGCACGGGGCGTGAGTGGTGCGATTACGTCGTATTCGACCCAAGATTTCCACCCAAGGCGCAATTGTTTGTCAAACGTGTTAATCGTGATGATAAATTTGTGCTTGAAATGGAAATAGAAATAAAGAAGTTTTTGTCAGAAATGATGGAAAAAGTCACACAATTCACCAACTACATTGAAAGCCAACCATGAGCGATTTAAAGAAAATTAAAGTTTTAAAAGTAATTTCAGGCACATACATTGACAAAACTACGGGCGAAGAAAAAAAACGATACCTTGAAATTGGCAATATTTTTCAAGATAGCAGGAAAGGTGATTTCAAGATAAAAATTGATTGTTTGCCCGTAATGAAGGGCGGTTGGGATGGTTGGGCTAACGCTTACGAACTTAAAGAATACGCACCTAATAAACCTTTTAACCAAGGAAATGAAGATATGGATCAAAGTATCCCCTTTTAAGGAATAACCATGTTGCATCCAAGAGTTAGAAACACCGACCCTTTGACCAGTTGGCAGGCGGCAGGGTCTGCAAAAGACCTTGCCCAACGCCACGCCCAAATCATTGTGGATTGTTTGACCAAGAACGGCGCACTAGGTAAAGATGGCATTGCCGCACTAACAGGGCTTGAATCCATGCAAGTGGCTAGGCGGTTACATGAATTAGAACGGGATGGCGAAATTGCCTTAACGGGTCGGACGGTTAAATCTAAATCAGGGCGTAACGAAAGAGAGTGGCACGTTTCACCGATTCAGCGAGAATTGATATGACACAAGATGAAATCATTGAGATGGCTAAACAGGCGGGGCTTGTAGGCAAACCAACCTACGCAGACGGTCTTGTAGCGTTTGCTAATTTAGTAGCGCAGAGAGAGCGTGACAGAATTTATGCAGAAGAACTTGAGTTACCTAAGCCAAAGTTAACTGGTAAATTTTCACTCGCTGCGGGGGTGTTTAAATGTACGGGTTGCACCGGCACTTGGATTAACCGTAAAACCGCCCAACAACATTCATGCAAGGACTACCAATGACTAAAGAAGAATTACTTGACCACTTGGCACTGGAAGTGTTGAAGGTTGCTCCGCAATCTGCCCGTGATGCGTACCGTGTTGCAGAAGACATGATTGAACGCAGACAGGAAATTATTGATAGGTGGGCTTTGCGTGAGGCTGTGGTTGATGATGCAATTGAAAAACTTAACTTGACCGTGCGGTCTGAGCATTGCCTTAAAGCCGAAGAAATTTACACAATCACGCAGTTGACCGGATGCACCGAGCAACGCTTGCTGAAAACTCCCAACTTAGGGCGCAAAAGCCTTAAAGAAATTGTTGAGCGTTTAAATGAGCGAGGCTTGAAGTTAAGGGGACAAGCATGACCAAACACGAAGCATTACGCCTTGCATTGGAGGCGTTGGAAGGCGTTTTAGATGATTCTCCCAAGGTGTTGGATGCGTCTATCTCAGGCGGTTTGTACGAGGTTGTTCAATGTCGTGATGCCATCACCGCCATTAAAGCCGCACTAGAAGCGAAGGATGAGACACACGGTTCACCATGTCCTGAGTTTTGGGATTGGTTGCCCAAAGCATATCGAGATGGCGATATTGGTGACGAGTCAAAATTTACAAAATACAACATGGAAGTTGCGTTCCTTGCTGGCAAGCAGTTGGCCGCATCAGAAGCGAAGGATGAGCCTGTGGCGTGGAGATACGACCAAGCCAAGTACCGAACAAACGACCTACGTGGAAGGCAATGGGCGTTTAACGTTTTTTCGCAGGCAAAGCCGTACATAGACGAAATGGTGCAAAACGTGACACCTCTTTACACCACCCCGCCACAACGCACATGGGTAGGTCTTACGGATGAGGAAATACTAATAATGAGTCGATACGATTTAGAGTATGCGGCTTTGATTGGAGAAGTGCAGAGAAAACTCAAGGAGAAGAACACATGACACAAGATGAAATCATTGAGATGGCTATGGAGGCAGAGTTTGTTTCGCATGGCAAGCCAAGTGAAGAAGAAAGCGAATTATTTGTATGTACCGATAAAGACATTTATAAATTTGCCAAACTGGTAGCAGAGAAAGAGCGCAAATGGGTAGGGCTGACTGAAGTAGAAATTATTGGCATGACTTGTGACTGTGAAAAAATAACTATGGATTGCATGATTGATTTTGCCAATGCCATACAAGACAAACTCAAGGAAAAGAACACATGATTTCAATAGATGTAGCCGACTTACCCAACTTGCCCGAAGACGAAGACTTTAATAGGGATTACCCCAATGCGTCTGAATTGATTGCAACGCTCGATGAATATGGGTTCGATGTATGCTTGAACGATGAGTCCATCTTGGATTTTTTGTCTGAAAAAGACATTATTTGCATACAAAGAAAGTTTAAAAATGACTTCGAAAAAGCAGAGCAAGAGTTTGGAGAGCCTTAACGAACTTAATATTAGATTAAACAAATCTTTTTATAAGGATAAAGAAATGTCGCCTCAAGAGTTTTACGATAAATTAAGAAACGACGTAATTGAAGAAGTGGCTAAAGAATTTGACAAACTGACTAATGGGGGAGACACCACCGCATCCTTTGCCATATTTATAAGGCGCATGAAACGTGACTAATTGGATCATTCTTTGCACAATCCTTGGCATTGGGTGTGCCGTAGGGATGTTATTTTTATTCCTGTTGGTTTGGATGATGTTATTAATTCAAGAATAAACCCGTGTTCCCAATTTATCAATAATTAACGCTTGGCGACGCGGCTGTGCAACCGCCGTGTTGGGTACGCTAATATGCGTCCAACCACCGCCTGTTGGCGTTGCAAATTCTCGAATAACCTGATCGTATCCAATCCCTGACGCAATAATAGCCTTTACAACGGCATCAGGAGTCATCTCAGGCACTCGAATATCTGCGGCGCACCCTACCCTATGCTGAGAGGTGTTTTTTGATCCTACGGCTGTATTTACGGCTTCCGACCGAAACGCAGAGTTGACCATAATCGGCTTACCGCCAAGTACGGTTTTAACTGTTTCAAGGAACTCAGCCAATCGATAAAGGTTTTTAATTTCTGATTCATTTGGTATGTTCTCCAATTCACGATGATCCGTGTGTGTTAATTCTTCTAAAGTAAAATGCGTGGATAAATTCATTTCTTCTTCATTTCCATAATCTTCTCAGCCGTCCTGCCTGCAAAATATGCGCCCATCACTAACTGACCCCAGCCAGCCAGCAAATTTACGTACCCTTCGTTAGCGTTATATCCAAAAGCCGACATGGTTGTAAAAATAAAATAAGCCAACAAAATGGTTAAAAGGCATATAGGACGAATGTTCTTGGATAACCAAGAGTCCGATGCCATGTCTGCCGTCCAACGCTCCGTTATGTTGGTTTGATCAACCTCAAACATTTTAGTCTCGTTAGCCATCTTTGCCAATTCGCCATCTTGGGCTAATTTTGCCAACTCCAAGTTAGCACGGGCTTTGGCTTCGGGGTCGGGGATAAGTTTATCAATTAACTTACCACCAATAGATAAAAGTGAATCTAATCCAATCATTTAATATCCTTTACGCAATAAGTGGGGATTTCCCCCGTTGATTGATATTCAAGCCAACATTCTTTTGTCCGCTTATCCGTAACCCATCGTTTTTCAAATTCCTGACGGCTAAAACGGTCTTTTTTCTTTTCTTGAGCCTGTTCATGGATATACCACATAAGCCCCCCAAACGCCATTGCAATGACAAAGATGGCAATAAACAAAGCAATCCCAATTTCCCACCGATCCCACATCTGTTGACGGCGTAGGCTTGTCTGTTGTGCTTTTTTTTTGCGTTGGCTTCTTCCCTATCTTTTTCACGGGTGAGCCTGTTTAACTCAGCTTCAAACCGATTCCACATCTCATTAAAACTTGCATCGGCTTCATAGATTAAAAATTGACGCATCTCGGCGGCTTGGCGTTCCAACTCAATTTGTTTAACAACCGTTTCCATTGCTTGCGTTTTGCGCGCCTTAGACTTGGGGG